TAGCATTAGATGGGGATCTAACACTAGTCTCAAAAGGAGAAATATCTAAAAGTTTGTATCCTAGTGTTTCGGTACCAATTTCTAGTTCTGCTTCTCCAGCAATATCAAACTCAGCACGGTATAGTACAAATTTAATATCTTCAAATAGATCTTCAGTCCAATTATCAGTGTTTTGTGATTTGTAAACTGATCCCAGTAGAGGTTGTGTAGTAACAATGTTACTAGTAGAAATTTCAATTTCCCCCAATTTAGATGCCCACAACTCATAATCTAGAGAATCAGTTTCTACGACAAGAGCATACTCCGTGTTATTCTGTAGATATACAGGATGTTTGAATTGGAATTTAGTTGGAGTTGTAGATTCAGTTGAATCTTTAAAATCAATAGCAATACCCATTCGTACCGCTGGTGTATCAATCTCAATAAAGGATTGAATGAAAGCGCCCGCTGCTCCAGTTCCAACACCTTTAATTACAACTGATGGTGCTTCTGTATATCCACGACCAGATAGGGAAATATCAGAATTATATAATTTACCTTCCGAAACACCCACACTAGCAGTAGCAGAAGAACCTCCAGGAAGTTGAGGACTTTCGATTACTAATGAAGCTGTTTCATAGTTAGCACCAACATTGATAACCTTCAATTTAGAAACTTTACCAGAATCTTTGGCGATAAAGATTCCAATAGTTGTGTTGTTCCTAGCATTGTAATCAACAATGGATGGGACAGACAATGGTTCGTTTGCTACAAAACTTGTACCGTTGTGATTGCTTAAAACTAAAGTATAAACTTGATCTTTTCCTAGTTGGAAACTAGTGCTTGCTTCATCTCCAATAAGAACATTATTAGAATCAAGAATTTTTAAAATAGGACCAGAAGCATTGGTAGTAGAACCAGTAACATACTCATCCTTATAGATGGTAACAGTTTCGCTTTCGCCAGTCACATAAATTTTAAGATATGTTTCTGGATTTAGAGAAATTTGTGTACCAGGAATAATATTTTTTCCTGGTTTTCCAGAAACAGTATCAGTGAGATATGCTCTTAAAGGAACCGTGCCACTCTTTTTCTGGAAGAATAAATCTACACCAGTTGTCATCAAACCTTGAGAAAAGTTTTCAATTTTGAAAGTTTGAGCAAGAGGATTTGGTTTAATTGGGTTATCAGTATTACTATCAATCAATTGAACGCCTTCATTTGCTTTGAAGAACGATGCTTGGGTTGAAGTAATGCTAGGTGGATTAGCAGGAAGACCGCCAGTAGCATAGAAGTTAACTTCGGCATATGTATCAGCATTATCCTTGTTATCATTGAGCTCACTAGATGTAAATCTAATACCCTTGACACCAGTAGTAAGTCTAACTTCTTCCTTACCTTCAGCATATGTGATCGTATCTACATTGCCAGTCCATCTAGTATTAGATGCTGGTGGAGCTCCAGCAGGAACAACAATAATTCCACTCAAGTTGCCGTTAGCATCTGTTGTCAATTCCGAACCAAATGTAGTAAGTGAATTTCCAGCAATACCAGTAAAACGACTATCGGGAACTACCCAACTATTAATTTCACGTCCTTCCATAAAGACATAAACTCTAGTATTTGGTTTTAGTCTATTAACAGTAAAATTGATTGGAATTGATCTAGCAAAAAATGTTAATGCTGTAGAAACTTTCTTATTGTTTATCGTCTTAGAAGATTGTCCTTTTCCAAGTTCATTATTTTGTGGACTTACATTAGAAGAACTTGCTTGCTTTCCGCTCACAACTGAAGACTGAATATCTTCCGAATTAATATTAGCAAGAGATTCAATCGGCAAGAATGACTGATCTGTTCCACACCAATTAACAATAAAAGAGTTGTAGATACTAGAGTAAGCATCCGACAAACTATCTTCTTTTGCTAGATAGATTGAATTTAATTTCGTATTAGAATCTGATACTAAAGGAGCAACAGATTGATCGTACCAAGAATCTTGTTGTGGAGTAATTACTGACTCACCAACATATTGAATAACCACAAATGGATTGGGGTTAATTGTCTTAGTGGCATTTTTATTGCCAAGAAGTTCTACTTCAGTGTAAGGAAGTGAAACAACATTATCGTTAATAACATATCCAGAAACTTCCCTCTGGTCCTGTCTAGTATTAATTTCTCTAAGAACTAGACTATCTTCTTTAGACTGAGGTCTCAACACTGATTGCTGTGTGTCTATAGCACACTTGTAGTCAACAGATTTTAGATTGCCAATACCATGGGATTCAAAATTATCTACAAGGAATCCACTCTTAGATCTTTCTAGTCCAAGACCATCCTTGATTTGCATGTTTTGAGTTTGTTGCTCTAGGATGCTCAGTGTGGTGTAGTACTCAAGACGCTCGATACGCTTTTCTAACTTACCGATGTCCTTCATAGTATAACGTTTGTTATCTACAGGAATAATTCTTACATCTTTACTGCTGTTTGTGTAAGCAGGAATATGAAGATAACACAATGAAATAGCATCATCAATAGCTTCTGGTTTTGATGGATTGAGTGAAGAATTACCTTTCTTAACAACAAAGTCGCCTTTCTTAGATAAGAACAACCCATCAATACGATCTAGATATTGCTTCTCACTAAAGGATAATGTATAAATCAAATTAGTATCTGGTGCTGGTGTTGCCGAAGTGACTCCACCGTTTCCAGTAAAACTAACATAATCAGTACTATCGAATAGAGAAACAATAGAGTTATCTTGGAATCCAGTAATAGTTGTTTGAGCATCCACTTTTGGTCTGAAGTCGATACAGTCTCTTAGAGAAACAATACCACTAGTTTCTGAATTAAACAGTGGAATCTCATCAGAAGTAATACCTGCTTCATGTACATACGAGTCAACTACACAGAAATCTCCAGAAGAATGATCGAAGTAATCAAAAGCAATTACTAGTTGACCTGTTGGAGCATCAAATCCTGGTTTTAGAATAATTCTAGAAACATCATAGTAACTATCACGTTGACCATCATCAAATCTAAATTTATAAGATACATCAGTTCCACTAACCAAAGTTCCTGCTTGATCTACTACAGGAGGATTAGTTTTTGTTCCTTCGTAAACATACTTAAGTTTGAAAGCATCCGAGTAAGAGTAGACTTCAATAATATCAGAATCATAGTCTTGACCTCTAATAGGAATTACACGGTCTCCACTAGAGACAACAATAACTCTCTTATTTCTAACTACGGTCTTGAGTCTTGGGCGAGCTCCTTCAATTTCTACAGTAGCAGTTAGTTTTAAGACAGGATAATTACTATCAGTAATATTACCGAAATAATTATCTGGTAGATTCTTAATTTGTAAAGCACCAGCTTGTACGCTACCAGCACTTTCTGTAGACTCTGTAATTTCTACAAATCTAGGATCAATATAAACAATGTCTCCTGCCTCCACCACAGTGGAAGATCCTTTGCTTAGAACAGTAATAATAAAGTTGTCTTCACTAAATCCAACAAACTTCTGTGAACCTACAGGTAGTTGGGCGGTAAATGTAATAAATCCACCACTAGAAGATAGTTCAGTAACAAAATCTTTTCTGATGTAGTAATTGAAGTTAGTATTGCTACTATCTTTTACTAATGAAGCAACTTGCTTACTGCCAGTTGGGAATACCAACGAAGCATTAGCATTCGAGATTCTGGGACGTAGTTTAATGATGGTAGCATTTACAACTGATTTTACAAGAGCTGTATCTAGATAGATTCTTGCCTTATCAATTCCAACAGGTTCTGTTGTGTATTGTACAATTGACTTAATTACGTTATTATCAACATCAGTAAACTGAATCATGTCGCCTTGTAGAATATCACCTAGGTCAGCGCCAAATCCATTACATTCAATATATTTGTAACCAGCAGTTCCAAAGAAAGTAAAGTCACTAATTTGAGTATATGTAGCATAAGATGATGATGAAAGATCAACGTCTGCTGTAAATTTGTAGTTACTATATACAGATCCAAAAGATTTTACATTTTGGGGTGTATATGTTTGAACTGAATCTCTAAACAAAATGGGTACGATTACACACTTATTAGTGATAGTATCATCAGGAGTTAAACTTACTGCTGGTGGAGTTGTGTAATAAATGTTTCTAACTTTTTGGTCAGAAACGGTAGCAGAAATTAATTTTCCAGCATACCAGGATAAGTCAACTTTAGAATCATCATACTCAACACCATTGATGAGAATTTTTTCGGTCATGGTGTATGCTTCACCTCTGTTAGTCACAATAAAATGTGACAAGGTGTTGTCTTTAGCAATTTTGATTGTATTGTTTGCTTCGTCAATAATTGTTTCGCCAGAAATAAACTGACCAAACAAGGTAGTTACAAACAACGTATTGCCGCTACTATAATTTTCTAAGGTGTCGTTTTCCACAACGCCGTATGCTTTACTATCTTTGCCGTAGATGTACTTACCTTTAGTAAAAGTATTATCAATAACATTGGAATCTAAAGTCAACTTAGTAAAGAAAGTTGGATTAAAATAACTAAATCCAAACGTACTGTTGTAGGGAGTTGTGGATCCTACTCTACCTTTAGATAAAATTAAATCACTATCTGGATTAAATCCAACACCTCTATTAATTAAACGGAAGTTTTTTGGTTTTGCTAATCCAATAACAGGGGTAATACACTCACTGTAGTCTTTGATTTCTCCATACTCATCAGTTGTTTCTTTTACGTTTTGTTCATTAAGATAAACATATCTTGAGAAATCCGATTCATCTGGATCTACGTTAGTTAGATATTGATCTAGAGTTGCTTTCAAACCAATAACAGTCAACTCAGCAAATGTAGCATCAGCAGAAGGATCAATTTCTGGTCTTGTTACAATACTCTTAGCAATTACTGTAGCACTACCTCCAACTACGGTATTAGTTCCTCTAGTAGTAACAAACCAAATTTCTGAAGGTAACTGATTAGCTTGAGTCGGCACTGTGCCAAGAACTCTCACATAGATGGTTTTGATACCTTGATTAATATCATATGTATTTGATCTTCTATCTACAGTATCCTTGGAAATATTTGATAGTCCGTTGTAACCAACAGATCCATCATTGAACACTGAATTTAAAGTAACCGTAGGATACGCCGTAAAGACATCAGAAACGGTGTTTAGAGGCACAGACCCATATATGTTAGTAATACTATATTCAGGCATCCCACGGGTCTTTAGAGTGATGTTATCACGGTCTAACGTATCCCTACCTTTCTCGATGACAATGGGTTTCGATTCTTTGTTTAGGATTTCATATCCTTTGACATATGCTTTACCAGCACTAACAGCAAGAACCATTTTGCCATCTGCTTCGACACTTGTTAATCCATTAACTAGTCCAGTGTCGTTACTGAGTTGATAAACACCATTGTTACTATTTCTTTGATAGTATTCTCTAATAGAATAATCAAAATCTTCTACAACATAGTCGCCAGATTCATCAAATGTTCTTCTTGCTAAAGTCTCTTCTAGTAAAGTATAGTCTGCTGATTTTACTTGCTTCTCGACAACACCTTTCTTAATTTGAAGTAACTGAATGAAATTCTTATCTGTATTTGCCTTATAAGCAAATCTAGATAATGTCAATGTAATGCTAAGACGATGTGCTCCTGGAGCAGTAGCGTTGGAAAATCCTCTAGCATTATCATATAAAGAAGCATCTTCTTCAGGTGTTACTAATTCTTCATCAATAGTAAAACCAACTTTAGCAGATGCTTTATCGTAATATTTGTTGATAACAAGAAGCTGTTTTTGATTCTTAACAAAGAATCCATTAACAAAGTAGATACCTTCTTGTACTTCTACTGCAGTAGAAAATCCCATCGCTGGACTGCTGAGAGAGGAAACATTTCCAGAGACGGGATCTGTGATATCGATACTAGTTGGTAGAACACTACCATCAGTACCAACTACGAGTAGAGGAGTATTGATGCCACCAACGACTTCTAGAGTTTCGCCTTGTCTGAAGGTTGACTCATTACTAGCGTCACCACTAGTAGTGTATTTAACAAAAAGTGTATCTGCTTGTACGTCAGACCCGTATAATGCTTCTACAACTTTACCAACAACACCAGAATTGATACCTCGAAGTTCAGTACCAATTAATTGTCGGATATCATATTTTTTATAGACAATCTGTCCACCTTCACTGACAGCAACTTCAGAAACTGAAGATAACTTGACATAATCGAGTTTGGTGTTTAAACCAACCTCGCCAGGAATTACTTGCTGTCCTTGTTTGAACAGAAACTTACCATAACTTTCAATCCGATTCTGGAGAATAGATTGTAAAGATGATAATTCTCTAGTCTGGATAGAGTATCCAGGTCTGAAAAGAACTCTATAAAAGTTCTTGTCAGCGTCAAAGTCATCATAGTATGGTGCTACATTAAGATTAGTCTTCTGTGGCATGTTACTCCGCCAAATACTCTATATTGTTCGTTGAAGTATTTAGCGGAGTAAAAAGTAAATCAGAACTCGATTACGAGTTTGATGTCTTCAATCTGGTCAGCAGCACGTGTAATCAGTCTTCTGTTCTCTACATAGATGATTTCGCCAGAGTTAGCGGCGATTTCAGGAGTAGCAAGACCATCGGAGAAAGTAACACCACCAAGAGTAGAATTAGCAGCAGTGTTGTCAACAGCAGTAGTTGTTACAGCACCAGAAGCGAGTGAATTTACACCCTCGATAGCATTAGCAGAAGCAGCAAAAGGTCTTACGACACCAGAATCGGTATGTGAATCAGGAGACTGGATATACTTAAGAATACCAGATCCACCAGGACCAGCATTACCAGCATCTAGTTCCCAAGAAACTACTGTACCGTAAGCAAATCCACCACCAGCAAATGTTTGACGGATTGTTTCGTCAACCTGATAATCGGCAGTAGCAGCATTGATTCTAATAGCATTGACGCCACTTAGAGTGCTGGCAGTAGCATAGGTCGAAGAACCGAAAGCAACGGGATCCTGGATAATACCAATACGACGGAAGTCGTTATCAACAGGGAAGTCTCCAGAACCTTCAGCATAGGTTAGACGAATGTTCGTCATAACACGCTTGGCGTTGAGTTCTTGCTCCATGTTGGAACCATGACCACCTTGAGGAGGAAGAATAACTTCAACAGCACCAACAGCAGTGTTAAGAACAGTTACTGGAGTTGCAAAGGTGTCATCAGTGTAGAGACCATAAGCATCCGTAGTAGGACCGCTGTCGCCAGTTTCCAAAGGAACGGTAGCGTAACTATAGTCTGATCCACGATCAGTAACAGTAACAGACTGGATAGTACCACCAGAGATTACAATAGAAACTTTACCACCTGATCCATCGCCAACGATTGGAGCAGCATGAGTACCGTCAGGAAGATTTGAACCAGAGTTCTCGATTACAACAACGTCAATAGCATTAGGAGCAGCTAGTGCTCTTGCTTCTTCTGCCTGTCTGTTTGTATCAGTAGGAAGAACAATGGGCATGAAGTCAGTAGAGAGGAAACGTAGTACGTCATCAGTTGGGATGGTGTACATATACTTCCAAATGTATCCATTAGCAGCAGGATCTTCGGTGAAGATACCATCAGCAAACGAACCTTGACCAGCAGAAGGAGTAGTTTTGGGTTCGTTAGTTACGGTTTGACCAGAAGGATTGCTGTCGTTCTCACCATTGAATAGGCACTTAAATACCTCATACTGGGAGTTGATTAGATAGTACTTAGCATCAGCAATGTTGGTAGCACCTGTAGCAGCTGCTTTACCAATCTGTCCACCAGAACCAGGGGTTGAGGAATAGTCGGGCTTCCACATGTCAAATGTGGAGTTAGCAGCGACATCCCAATTGAAACGACGAATTACGTTACGGGCAAAATCTGTAGTGATACGCTTGGCAGCAATGATATCATCATAGATGCCGTACTTTTCTGTTTGATTGTCAAGAGGAACAGGAGGAACGTCCTCTGTAGCGTAACGATATACGCCTGTTACTGCTGTAGCGCCAGTGTCAACGGTTCCGTTCCATCCTTTAATAGAAGCACCAACACCAGGAACAGCATTTGTTGTTGGACCAATTTGGAAGAGAAGAAGTGAATTCTCATAAACTTCTCTAACTTCCGCTTTAAATGTAGCACCAGCATAGTTGGCACCAACGTAAACTTCATTACCAACAACGAAGTCTGTATTATTAGCGTTAAAAATTTCTAGGTAAGCATCCCAGCGTTGAGGACGACCAACAAAGAAGTACATTCTTGTACGCTCTTCGCCAGTGTCACTGCTGCCTTCAGACAGCGACTCAAGGAACTGGGTGGCATTAAAAATTCTAAACTTGTCTGAAATGATAGCAGCCATTGAAACTCTCTCGGGGGTGTGGACGAATTGTCTGATTTATTTATATTTATACAATAGAGAACGGAATAATTTCATCGCTAGCAGTGATGATATCAGGTCCGCGGACTAATGTACATCCATCAAATGTATTGGATGTTTTGGAAGTATATTGAATTACGTTGCCACTAGAAGTAAATAAGTATCCTTCATCAGCAAAGTATTCTGTGCTTTGGACTACAATTGGTCCTCCAATTGTCCCCGTAGCACTACTGATAGCAACAGGTTGTTGATAAGATGGAATAGCCAAGTTAAACCTAGTACCATTACCAAGTAGAGCAGACTTTTCTCTAAACTCAAAATCACGAATTGTGAGAGAAGGATAGATTGTTTCTACATCAAAAAGACTCAATCCAGAAGCAATACCACTATCAACTAAAGCATTGCTTTGGAAAGATTGAAGAGTTAATCCAACATTACCAAGATTATAATCATCAAAACCAGGAGGAACATTTTGATTACGGTTTTCTACTATAGATGTAGTACCGTCTCTAAGCACAACTTCATTATATGGATTAAGAAGATTAACTACGTTAGAATTTCTTTGTTTGATGAAAGTTTCTAGTACGTACTCTTCGATAATAAAATCGGTAACAGCAAATTTGTATGGAACCTGAATTCCAGTTCCTCCGCTCTCACCAAGTCTTCCGCCAACAATTAAACTAAATGTAGTAACAAATGTGTCAATATCTTGTAATTTGTTTTCAATGACACTAGTAGAATACATGTTTCCATGTACTCCATTGCTATTAATAGGAACTATTTTTATTGCTTTAATCTCAAAAATTTCAACTAAAGATCCAAGAGCAGAAGTAAGACTGCTGATAGTAGATTGTAGATCCTCAATAATTTGTACATTTACATTTGTAATAGTGTTATTAACATTAATAGCACATTCGTGTGTATGAACTGTTGAGTTATAATTAACTGTTACTACTTGTGAAGTAGAAGCAGCAGTAGCAGCAACAGATCCAATTGTAACGCTACTAATATTAGCAAGAGCAAACCTTTCAATCTGCTCTTGCTGAGATAGTTGAATCGTTGTTTCTGGTGGAGTGACAATAATAGACGACGCTAATCCAGCAGCATCAGCAGGAGCAGCATTAATAGGTCTTACGTCACTTCTAGTAGAATGAACTTCAGTAACAATATTATATGAAGTAGGTGGAATGATGGTAATCTGTTCGATTACATCATGCTCAAATTTTTCAGTCTCAATCTGGAACCCTGTTGTCTTTTTACTGAATACATCAATGTCTATAACTTCAGTGATAGACTGGATTGTTGCTGTCTTCTCCACTGTTGTGACAGCAGACTGAGCAGTACTAACAATAGTCTGAATTTCATTAACACCACCAGATAGCAGAGTAACAAATTCTGGATCATGTAGAACAAGATTACCAGCTTGATGTGTGCTTGTATTAGTTCCCTGATATCCTCTAATGACATTGAGGAATCTATCTTCTTCTTTTTGTCTATAGAATAGAACTTCTCTGCCAATACGAAGTCTGCTTGGAGTGTCTGGGAATCTACTTGTATTTGGTACATACACAATAGTATCAGACTCACTGAGAGGAGCATCCAAGAATGTGCCAACACCATTAATAGATTCTGTTCTTTCTTGCTTACGGAATGCCTTGATTGCGTCAATTTGGAAGATCTTGATATACTCTAAATTAAGTACATCAGTTTCTTTGCTGTTACCAATGCTAGTAACAGAAGCAATTGCTTCAAATCCAACAACACCACCAGTAACTTGAGTGAGTATCGGATCAAAACCATATTGTATTGCTGGAAGTGTAACCGCAGGTGATTGTACTCTTGCTTCTGTGGGGAACTTCTCGTCAGTCATCAAGACTTGATTTTCCTTGTCCTTCAAAGTCCAGATATTACTGGTAATAATTCTACCTCTATTTTCTGGAACAGAAGCAGAAGCTGGATCAGAACCACCAAAGGTAATGATAGAGAAAATGTTATTAGTATTTCCATCACCAGAAATAATAATTTCAGTGGTGGATCCAATGGGAGATCCTAAAGATCTCAAAGATTGGACTCCTAATCTAATAAGAGTATCAATTTTACGAGATCCTTCTTTAACTCTCTTGTACCTTCTTGCTACTACAACTTTAGGTGGTAATGTATATCCACTACCACCACTAGTGAGAACAACGTCTAAAATTTGACCACCATAAGCAATTACTTCAGCAGACGCTCCACCGCCAACTCCATTGACAGGAATGAAGTGTACTTCTGGTGTGGTGTAATATTGATAGGCAGTAGGTTGTAGAAGAACACCTTCCTCAAAATAAAGTTTGAGATCTCTTGTGTTCCATTCAACATCAGATACATTAATAGTCTGTACTATACCATCAGAAAGATTAGCAGTGATACTGAGACCAACACCTTCAGTTTCTCCGTTATAATCGGTAACTTCTGCTCTAGCATAAAAATCTCGTTGTACTAGGTCTCCATCTCTATACGTTGTTGTTTTAGCAGTGTCTGGTGTTTGAGTAACTGTTCTAAACTTAGATTCACCATCAATTAAAATTTTATCTCCAGGAATCAAGTTTGCTAACATAGAATTTCTATTATTCCATGCCTCATTACCAGCTGCTAGTCCATACAACCATTGTGGTACAGATCTTTCAAGAACTCTATCACCGTCATCATCAGTCTTGAAATTATAAGATAAAGTATAACTTCCTGGTAAAGTTTCTTTGTAAACGACTCCATAGGAATCAACAGCATCTAAATTACAAACCGAAATAGGATCTATAGAATTTAGAACAATATTTGTGGGGTTAGCAAAATAGACTACAAGTTCATCTGGAGATACAATACGGTATTGCTTTACTTTACCGACAATTACGTCTCCTTGTTCCCAATAAACCCTACTATTAACAGAATTAATATCATATAAATCTATGAAATTTTGTGTAATACCAGTTCCTGATAAAGTTACTGTTAAAGTATTGTTAAAGGTATTTGGTTCAAAATCGTAGAAAGTGAGAGTTCTAGGAACATCTCTACCATACATTAAGATGATGTTAACATCCTGTGGAAATCTTCCTCCAGTTTCATCAACATATGCTGTAAGTGGTTGTGTAAATGTGATGTTTGGTCCTACAATAGTGTAGGAGTCTTTTTCTCTTTGGAGAACACCATCAATGAATACTAAAGCATATGAAGGGTCATCAACCTTTCTTACTTGTCTAGTTACTTCATCTTCAATTAGATATGGACCAGCAAATCTATACTCATACAGATCTGAGTTAATATTCAATCTTTCATAACTACCAATTGTATAGACAAAACATTTCTCGTATGTCTTTAATTCTTCTGGAATTTCATTTGGTGCTCCATACAAATCCTCATTATCAATAGGAGGTTTGGAGAATCTAATTTTATCAGTAACTAACTCATCTTCATCTCTAATGATAGCGTAAGAATTGCCAAAGGGTTCTTTTTCTGTTTTTCTTGCTTTTTGAACTACTCCATTCAAACCTACAATCAAATTCTCATTAGTATCAGTTTTAACAATAGATCCATCTTCGTAGTATAAATCAAATTCAAATTGTACGCCATCAAACTGATTACCTAAAGATTTTAACTTTCTAAAATACCTTGTATTGAGAGCTGGGTTCTTGAATTTAATTGCTCTACCGTAAAACCTAACGGAATCTACTTCTTGTCCTTCAGCAATTCTATCACCAAAAGGAGGTAAAACAAATGTTATAGTAGAACCATTGATAGTATAAGAAACTCCTGGTTCTTGAACAACACCGTCTAGTGTGATAAACAACTGTTGTGGATTGTCTAATACTAATGGATTACCACTTGCTTGGTCAATTAAAGTAAATCCTTTATCACCAATTATTTGACCAGTGTTTGGATCAAACTTTCCATTAAATGGTTGTGATAGTGATACTTTATATGTGTTAGTTTCAGAAGTATCAAAAGTATCTACAGAAACGGATCCAATACCATCTTCTATAACTAAGTCTTTAACTCTAGTAGAGATTACAGTAACTGCTGTTCTCTTATATGTGTCTGGTTCGTCTTGTAAGATACTAACGCTTACTGGAGGCAATTCGATAACACTATAATGCGCTATAACAGGAGCATTAGCAGGCATCGGAGCAGATGCTGTCGAATCGATGACCATCTCACCAAACAACTGGAATCCAGCTGGGTGAGTAGTCTCTTTGATAAGATCTCTCCAAATATCAATACTAGTCTTAGATCTTAGAACATAAGAATAATCTTGGAAATAATATGAATCTTGTAACCTCTGGTTATTACTGCTTAGTTTTCCTCTATCAGAAGTAAACGAACCATTATTATCAATAATTGGTTTAATTTCTGGATTAAACTCTGTACAGAATTGAGCATGTAAGGTTGCTGTTCTTCCACCAATAGCACTCACAATTTCTGTGTCGTTTTTAAAAACACCAGTGATATTAACCATTTTGAGCAGGTTGCTTCCTTCTCTATACCCACCATCTAGAACATAACCAATTGCTCCAGTAGAAATTTGAAGAATTTTTTCTCCACCATAAAATCTACTAGAAATATTTCTAAGAACAAACGTTGTTGGTGATTTAAAGTAGCTTTGTAATGATCTATCGGCGTTATATCCTTTACCAACGTTATTGATGGTAACATTTTTAGGAACACCAATTGTAGATGATTCTAAGTAAACTGTAACGTCATTTTCAATAATTTTAATTGTTGGTTTAAATGTAAACCCAGATCCTTTTTTAATAACACGAACTTGGGTTACCTTTCCTCTGCTGACAAAACATTCATATTCATAACCAACTCCGTCACCTTCTGTAACGACAGCAACAGGTTTAGAATAGTTAGATCCACCAGAAATAATCTCGAAAGAGAGTACAGTTCCATCGATGGAATCATATACAGGATTAACTTCTGCCTCAAAAGAAGAAGATGGCAGAATTCCTTTTACAGTTGGAATTTTGTCGTAATTTTCTCCAGTGTTTACAACTTTCAAAGAAACAAGAGATCCAACAGCAAGTGGAGATGATGTGGCATATGTCATTGTACCACTACCATCATAAGCAGGAGTAGAATCTAATGAATATACAAACTTCTTATCCGATACATAACTTACTAATTTAGGACCAGATAAAGGATCGTCAATAATTCTCAAATAAGAACCACTAGTATCAACATCTGGTGATACTTTAATAAAGTAGAAATAATTTTGGAAATTAATAGATTGCTGCTTATCATAGGCATTATCATAAGTAGCAGATCCAAATCCTAATTTAATAGTAACAAATGATCCTGAATTTCCTGGAGCGATACCACTAGTCCCTTTCTCTTCAGTAAAGAGATTATAATTGGCACTAGCAGAAAAATCCAAGAATGTATTTATCATGGAGACATGAGATACATCAAATGTATACCTATAATATTTTTGAATGTCAATAATAGGATTAACGTCAAAGTTAACATTATCAGTAGAAAACTCTAGATTAAACACAGCATCTTGTACTGTCTTCATTTGTACAAGTTTTCTTGGAATACTATTATCAAAGAATGAAGAACTCTGGAGTAATACTTGTGGATTAGATACAGAATAGTTGTATGCTACTTTAAATGATTGAGTAGTTTGATCATACTCTTCTAAGTATGGTTTTAACTGTCCTTCCCCAAAAGGTCTATAATTATCGTCAAATCTGAAATAAGGATTCACTGATGTAATTTCAGCACCATCAAAATGATTAATAGCAGTAGTTCCTTCTTGACCTCTTTCTACTGTAATTGTTTTCTCGATAATATCTACGTCAGTAACTTTTAGAATCTCTGGACCAATCTTAATAAGATCTTGACGAGAAACATTGTTTATTGTGTTTACGTCCAGTACAGTGTTATTAAAAGCAAATCCAGCATGATCCACTTCCATAGCAAATCTTTGACTAGTCAACTCCAACGCAGATCTATCTAAATCGCTATCTTTGATTGTTAAAACATCACCTTTTCTGTAACCTTTACCTTTGTCGGTAATAACTACCGAAACAACAGATCCAGCGTTTAAAATAGAAACTTCTACAGTAGCTTTAGCATTATATGGATCTCCTGTTTTACCAAGATTCTGTCTTGCTTGAGTAGAGTCTTGGAAAATCAATTCAATATCATTATATACAGAAGCAACATATCCACGACCACTATTCAAGATATCAAAACTACCAAGACCTTGATTCTCCAACTTAGCGTTAAACTCGGGAGCAACAGCAATACCACTTTGATATAATCTTTTTCTTACATTATAAGTTGTAGTAGTTAAATTATCGGCTGGCAAAATATTAACGTCAATCCTATCTCCAACACCTAATTTGTGGTCTTCATCAGTTTCAACAACAGCAATATTGTCATCAATAGAAAATACATTAATACCACTACTTAATGAATTAGTACCAACAATTTTGGTACGATTAGTATCACTAAGTGTAGAACTTCTTAGATAATAGTCTGTAGTCGAATAAAAAGGTTTATCAGCATCATCAACTTTAATAATCAATGAATTTTGTCTATTAGTAGATTGTAGAACTATTCCAGTGGCAACATCGTTGTCGTCATCATCAGTAAGTCTGATAGATGAGTTGATAGTAAAACTAGCATCAGTATCTAAAATAACACGTTGTACTAATCGTTCGGATTGAATAGTGTAATTTTCATTTACCTCAAACTCATATGCTCCACCTACATCTCTTAAAACAAATACATTTTCATTAATAACATCACGAATTACTTCTCCAGCGACATTACCAACACCATCAGAATCTACTTGAGTAATACTATCGCCTTCAAAGAAGTAAGCAGATTGTATTGTACTAAGTTGTATAGCTTTAGTAGCAGTAGATTCAATAGCTTGAACATCCTTTCCAGAAACCTTCTCTACATTAATGACACCACCAAATCCACCAGTACCTTTTTCATCAATAAAGACTTGATTATTGGGAGAAAAATAATCTCTAGAAGATTCAATGTATGTTGAAGAAATGTTACCGCTCTTTACATCTTTGATAGATCCTAAGAAATTTTTACCATTTCTTTCAGAAACATTTGTTCTTAGTGCTTTAACATCTACTGGGATATCATCTTGAGAAATTAATGAGTTATAATTAGAATCCACAGGCAGTGAATAGTAGTTTTCTCCAAGAATATATGGGAAAACTGGATTTTCTAAACTGTCTACAGTAATGAAGTAAGCATAAGTTCCTTCAGGATATTCGGGAGTAACACAGTATCTTCCATTATTAGCATCTAAGTCAGTATTTCCAGTGTTAGGAGTAGGAATCCACTCATAGTCATCAGTAAATGTCCCCAATGGATACTTACCAGCATCTGGTCCTCCAGGTCTGAAAGACTTGATTTGATATCCACTATTCAACCTAGAAAATCCACCACCAGGATTTGTTGCAACTGTGTATCCAATAGGTCCATAGATAGGATTGCCATCAAAAGCAAAACCTATGATGGGAGAGTGTGTAAATGGAGTTGATATGTTAGTACTGTACTGTCCAGCATTTTCATAACATCTTTGTCTTAAACTATTAGGACTAGCAACATACCCGTACCCAAATCCTCTATTACCTTGATAACTTTGAAAAACAGTACCATTATTGGTATCAAGGTTGTTTTTAAATTTTTCGTACCTATTAAAAACCCATTTTTTAATTTCACAAGTAGCAGAAGCATTTTTACCAACTGCTTCTACCTGAACGATTACTCTACCACTAGTATAGAATCTACCAGTACTAATCTTACGAACTTCAGAAATACTTCCATCTAATCCAATTACTG